CTCTTGCCAAACCAGTCACGCAAAGAATTATCACCACTCTTGTTCCCCTCCGAGACCGACCCACCGCCGTTCCCGTTTCCACCTTCGCCGTTTCCGTTTCCGTTTCCGTTACCTTCTTTCGGTTTAGAATCATCATCTTCATCTTTTTCAATGTATCCACCACGGCCTACATGCCACCCACGGGGAATAGTCTTACACTTTTTATCAGTATAACACCAATATTTACCATCTGGGCATTTTTTAGCCTCATCTTCAATGATCTCATGTGCAGTAAAATCAACAACATGAGCCATGACATTACCATGCATGTCCTCTACGGTGCTGAAACCTTCACCATAAAGAGCGGGACCTTTTGTTTTTGACTTTGCAGCCGTTCTTTCCCCCTCTGTCGATCCTTGTTTAGAGAGGGTTCTAATCTTTTTTGCTCTTTGTGCCTGTCTATGTTTCTTGGGATCAATCTCAAATGATTCCTTAGATACTTTCTTCTCGGGGAGACCTTTATGCTTGGTTGATGCAAAGTCCTTTACATCTTTTTTCTTCATGGATGCAGCAACCTTTGCAACCTCAGGAGATGCAGCACCTTCACCCTTCTGAGCAGCACGAACCATACCCATGAAACGTTGTTGTTTCCTAGATACAGCCTGTTCTTTAATATCTGGATTAACCGTGATGGTATTTTTACCACTCATCGGCTTAATAAGTTTTTGACCCTCAGTCTCTTTCTTTTTATCTACTTCCCATAGATACTCCTCTTTCCAAGGATCCTGTGGTTTGTTGGACTTCCAAGGATCTGTAACTTTCTTTGCAGGTTTTGCAGAAGGTTTAGATACACCTGTCTTAAGTCCTCTATTCTTAGACTTAGAGAACATTCTCTGACCAATAGCCTTTGCTTTAGTCTTAAGTTTCTGATCAACACCAGTTGCAGCAACTGCGGCTTTACCAAGTCCACTTGCAGCGTTACCAAGATTGGAAGCCATAGCACCATATCCACCAGCATCACCAGTGAATGTGGATCCACTCTTGACAGTAGGACCAGAAGTAGCTTGTTTTAGACCCGCTTTTACACGGTCCATTCTCTCCTGACCAGCAGTTTTTTGTTTGGTCAGTTGTTGAGCTCTCTTTCTAAGAGCCTTTGCTCTCTGCATCCTGTTTTGTTTTGCAGCAAGAGAATCGGCTCTTTGACCCTTCTCCATTGCAGTCTTCGCCTTATCTACAAACTTGTCTGCTCTCTTAGCAGCTGCAGCGGCAGGCGAAGTCTTAGATACGGGAACCTTAGAAAGGGCATCTTTGCGAGCCTGTTTCTTAGGATCTCGGATAGAACCGATCAGATCGTCAAGACTTGGTTTTGCCATTTATCAATATCCCGAAGTATTTACCCTATCGTTATTGTCATTACCACTGTCACTGTTACCACTACCAGTGATTCTGTTTGCAATAGCATCAGAAGCAACTTGTTTTGCCATTGGTTTTACTTTGGTAAGTGCTTTCTTTGCAAGTACCTTGGCACCACCCTTTGCAGCAATCTTAGCACCAGCCTTTGCAGCAAGACCCTTAGCAAGTGGGGCAAGTGCTGCAAGTGCAGGAAGTGCTTCTTGCATTAGTTCTTCTTTTGCAAGATGAGGGGCAGCTTTGTACAGTGGTTTACCCGTAATCTTGTTCTTCATACCAGCCTTGAAGTTCTGATATGCTTTTGTATTTCCTTTCTTATCAGCAGCAGTAACTGTGTATGCTTCTTCTACTTCCTCATTTCCGAATGAACCCTCTAGGCACTGACAAGGGTCGCATCCACAAATAGGACAGTTCGCAGACTCCTCAATTTCTGTTCTCTTTGCATTGCAGATTACTGTTGCTTCTGCCTCAGTAAAGTCAGCAGCAATAAGTCTTTCGTATAAAGAACCAAGGTACTCGATGTGTGCTTCTGAGACCTTTCTCTTCTTCATTGCCGCCTTGATGGCCTTATCTCTGGAACCCATATACTCATCAGTTCCACTCTCTACCTTTCCGTCTCCATCATAATCCTTGTCGGCTTTTTTAGCCCCCTCATAAACCTTTTGATAAAGTTCCGATAAATCCATTTTACTAACTAGACAGTGCTAGACTTATTTATATTTCTTTGGATCGTTAGGTCTTAAAGGTAAGATTGTTGGTTTAATTCTTTTCTTTGGTTCTCCAAATTTTCTTACAGGTTGTCCAGCAGACATAGCTTGAGCATACTCTCTATAATCATCTGTCCCAACCTCATATGCCTCTGTAAGATCTCTCAACCATGACTTAAACATAGTCCCCTCGGGGGTCATACAGATAACATAATTAGTTCCACGTCTAGTGATTCTACCGACTTCTCCAGTATTCTGATTCTCTACTAATGCACCTACTTTAAATACCGTGCCATTCATGTAGAATTCTCTTAAACCATCAGGATCAAGTTTAGGGGCATACTCCCACACAGACTCCTTAACATCAGAAGTCGAGTCAATACCCATAGACTTACGGAGATTATTAAAGAGTTCTTTCTTCTCCATGTTTCCGATGTTCGGAATACCCTTTACAAATGCCTTAAAGTCTCCATCTGCAGCTGCCTTTCTCATCTTAGATGCAGACATACCCTCAAGTCCCTCAGCATCTGCGTCTCTAGAACCTGCAGAAACAACCTCAATCTCTTCAAATTCGTAAAGATCACCATTATACTTATGTGCAAGACTCTGGAATTCGCTGAGTCTATCTTGTCCCACCATGATATTGAGTTTGGTGAATCCCAATTCATTCGCAGCAACCATAACATCAAAGATGGTCTTTGCATTTGGATCATCCACAATGTCCTCTGCAACATCATCGAACATCTTTCTCATGTATTCGATCTTTGTTCCAGGTTCCAGTGGATTCTTTTTCTTATCTTGTGTTCTACTTGGATATACCTTTAGTGCAAAGTTCTTTCTAGATGCTTCCGACTTTGCTCTCTGTAATAGTTTTTGATGTCCTGTTGTTGGTGGATTGAATCTACCAAATACTACAACAACCCCATCGTACTGACTAGGATCAGTATCAGGTACTTCTACATCACTCTGCGACGTATCACCCTTCTTGGATACATCCTCTTCGCCCGATGACTTTGCAGCAGGAGTCGCATCAGGAGCAGGTTGAGCTGCTGCCTTCTTAGCAGTAGGTTCCGCAGGTTTTTGTGACTTTCCCTGACTTGGGGCATCATCGACTTTAGAGTTTTTCCCACCAGAAAACTTGAGTTTTCCATCAACGGTCTTCGCAACAAACTTGCCCTGGCGGTCGTACCAACCACCATGACCGTCACCTACCAGTCCTCGTTGTTGTGCTTGAGTAGCAGCAGAGGTCTTGGCAGCCTCGCTAAGAAACTGTACAAAACTTTTCATTGTCGGGTTACGAAGTCCTGACCATAATTTTATTTATGCTTTTGTTTTAGGAAGGTATGCGGCATCACCTGCTTCAACATAGAATTTGAGTTCCTTGATAGCAAAATCACCATTTACTGTTCCAGACCTATTTTTAAATCTCAATTGGAATAATGTTTTATTTTGAGGCATAACTTTGAATAACAAATTATTTCCAGATTCATTTTCATTAACCAAAAATGATTGAGTCTCCTGTTCCAGTTGATTAATGTGTTCAACTGTCATCTCTTTGATCTTTGTCTTATCAATATCTACAACATCTGCAAGATCCTCACCAAAAGCAACGTCCCTAAAAAGTTGAAAAGCTTGTCCCTTGAATGTAGGTTGTCCCTGTCTAGCTTTTAGTTTAGTTAATACTTCCTTATAGAGTTTCTTAATCAAATCAACTTTCATCTTTTTCTCTGCAGGAGTTTTTGCTTTTGCAAGACTTCCACCAAGAGTTGCTGCATACATCTCACGATCATCTACCTTAGCACCAAACCTCTGAAGAATATCCATCATCCCATTATAAGGACTTAAGTTAGCAAGTGTTTTACTACCAGACTTGAGAGAGAAGTTCAAAGCTCTATCAAGAACAATGTCATCATTCATTCTAACTTCTACTTCCAAGTCACCCTTCACTAATCCTCCAGAAGACTCACCAGCAATACCATCAGCAATGATTTTAACTACAACATTATCTGATTGATTATTCTTCAGATATTGATTTTTGGTCATCTGAATCAATCTTCTGTAGTTGGTCTGAGTATACTTGATTAAATTATCAATCTTCTCACTGATCTTTCCTACATCCTGACTGTTCTTATACAGGGGTTCATAGTTTTCCCCAAATGCCATGTTGGTAGAAGAATGTTTTAGTCTCATCTCCAACTCAACTTGGATATCATCTACTGGATTACCTGCCTTAAATTTCTTTACTACTGTCCTGAATCTTCCCTTGTGGAATAAATCTGGATCAACTTTCCTACGAAGGGTATTGACGTTAGTTTTATTAATGGTTTCGGTAGGCGATGCAAACATCTCTGCCAAGGCAATGGCAAAGATTCCTTCCATTACATCTCCTTCATTTAACTTACCAGCCATAAAAAAACCCCCTTACGGGGGCTATTTATCTTCCTCTTCTTCGTCTTTGTTTTTATTGAATCCGAAGGGAGCAGTCTGTTCTTCGGCTTCGGCACGGAGTTTATGTGCAAGTGTACATACAGACTCCATGACTCTCAAACTATCTTCAACTGTGCAGTTTTCTGGCATACTGCGATGAACAATATCAAACAGTGGGAAGAACTTATCTGCAGCTTCTTGTACTTCCTCTGGTGTTAGTGGTTTACTGTGCATTTACTTCTCCGAGTGGTACAATAACATCTTCCTTTTCAGACAGCGCTTCTTCTGTCAGACCATCATCAATAATGTTAATGGCTTCTCTAATTCGATCAACACGAGCAGGAGCATGTTCAAAACTGTAGAGTTTTTGTTCTGCAAGGAGGAGTTGCATAACTGCCGCGGCCTGTTCAACAGTAAGTTCGACTTTAATCATAGATCACCTTCCTGACGATTTTCGGAATAGTAGATATCAAAACTACCATCTGGGTAACGACTCTCAAGTTTTTTCACATTGCGAGCAATCACATCTTCAAACTTAACTTCCAATGCCATACATGCTTGAGCAACATACCACATTAGATCACCAAGTTCAATCATGAGGTGTTCTTTATTGTGAGCATCCCAAGGTTTGCCTTGGAAAATCATCTTCTTAACAATCTCCAAAAACTCACCACCTTCTGCATTGATACCAACACCAGCGGTGAGAAGACGTTCGATGTTTGCACCTTTCTCATCCAGTTCAACCAGACGATCTGCAAGGGCAACGAAATCAGTGGACGCATCTGACGTTACGGCATTGACAAACTTTTCGTAACGTTCGAAATCGATTTGCATATCAAAAATATCTTATGTTGTAATTTTACCTGTGTGGACGTGTTTCGTCAAGCGCCGTAAAGAATTGGAACCATCCAGTTATGATAACTCTATGTTCACCCTTACGGGCATCGATAGGTTCACTCTTATGTTTATGAGTAAACCCTGCGGGGAAGAAAATTGTCTTACCCTTCTGTGGTTTTACCTTATAGTTTTGGTGAACGAAGGTAGTTTCTCCACCTTCTTCGTGATCAGTGAGGTATGTAATAAACGCAATTTGCCTATGATCATGTTCCATACCATTGTCAAAGTGTTCCGCAAAGTATGCTCCACCAGGAGGATACCACTGAATCTTAGGAGCTCCCGTAGGACACATGGGCAAATCACTCATGTACTTATGAGAATACTTTTCAATGGCATTCATTAGATGACCCTTATAGTCATCTAATCCATAACTAATAAACTGATCACCACAAACCTGAGGAGGAACCTGAGAGATATTAACCTCATAACAGTTCTTCAGAGTTGTATCAACTTGTCCATCAACACCAATTTTTCCTGGTTGAAGGAGACCAGCTCCGTTGCAGTTATTGGCAAGTTCAGATAAACAATCGATTGTATTATCATCAACCCAATACTGTTCAATAAAATTTTCCATTAGAAATTTAACTTAGAGAACTTATTTTTAGACTGTGGCTTTTCTTCAGGATCATATTCTTCATCCTGTCCACTATCTAGGAGATCGCCACCTTTGGATTGTTCGCAATCATAGAGACGCATCTTGGCACGATCAATACCTACAACAAATCTTTTATTCATGTTGAGATCATTGTATCTATTCTTCAACTGTTTCACCATAATCTGTCCTAAGTCTTCTAACTCCTCGGTAGAAATAAGGGCAAACATAAGATCAGCAGTAGCAGGGAGACCAAAGGACTCACTAGTATCAGTAAGGTCAACATCGGAGTTACTATAACCAGAGCGAGTGGTCTGCGTGGCAGAAACGATAGGGACGTTTGCTTCGCAAGCCAGTCCTCGAAGTTCTTCTGCAATAGCCTTAATATACGAATATGAATTGACATTGCTATTACCGCGATATCGTGAGGAAGCACATATATTAAGGTAATCAATGAAAATAATATCAGGTCTAAATGATTTCTTAAGTGCAAGCTCGTTAAGAAGTGACCTAAAGTGTCCACTGTGTGCAGAGGCGGTTGGATACTCTTTAATTATAAGAGAACCCTGAGTCTTTGCAGCAAGTTTAGTGACTTTTGTCTCGAACATCTGACGTGGCAAATCAGTCAGTTGTTGGATATTTACATTCAGAAGGTTCGCATCAATACGTTCAGCAATTTTCTCCTCTGCCATCTCCATTGTAATGTAAAGCACGTTACGTCCGTTAAGCAAAA